CGGGCAAGCTGCAGGTGAACGACAGCGAGGAGCTGCACCTGATCCCGATGACGATCCAGGTCGGCGTGAAGCCCCCGAAGGACGGCTACGGCGAGCGCAACACGATCCGCTACCTGGTGCCGGAGGCCCCGGCGCAGTCGAACCCGCCCAAGCCCGCCGCGATGCAGCCGGCCAGCGCGCCCGCGCAGTCGGCGCCCGCCCGCCCGGCCACCGCGCCCTGGAACCGCAAGAGCTGACGCCCTCGGCCGCCGCGGGGTGAGACCTGCGGCGGCCCGGACATCGCCAGACCCGAGAGACCGACCATGACCAACACCACCGACGCGGCCTGCGCGGCCGCGAACGCCCCCGGCTTGCCTGACGACACCCGGCGCCTGATCGAGATCGAGGACGCGATTGCGAAGATCCGCACGCAGATCGCGACTGCCGATCTGACGCGGCAGAGGACGGCGAGGCCGATCGACCCCGACTGGTTTCACCGCGCGCGCACGGCGCTGCGTCACCTCAACCGTGAGCGCGCCGAGATCGTCGCCCGTCAGGGTGGCCGCCGCCGACGCGAACGGCTCAAGGACATGATCATCGCCGTCCTGCGGGACCGCCATGACAGCGCCGCCTGGACCGCGGTGCTGACTGAGGCGCGGGCGCGGCTCGAGCGGGAGGAGGCATGCTGATGGCCGAACTTCCCGAACCCCCGACGCCGACCCTCTCCGCGATCTACGCCTCCTACGAGGCGCGGCAGGGCGATGGCTTCCGCGACCACCTCGGCGCCTCGCTGATCGGCAAGTCCTGCGCCCGCGCGCTCTGGTACGACTTCCGCTGGGCGACGCCCGCGCGGCACACCGGCCGCATCCTGCGGCTGTTCGAGACCGGTCAGCTGGAGGAGGCCCGGCTCGTCCGCGATCTGCGCGCCACCGGCGCGACGGTGCTGGAGGTCGATCCCGAGACCGGGCGGCAGTTCCGCGTCGAGGCCCATGGCGGGCATTTCGGCGGCTCGCTCGACGCCGTCGCCCTCGGGCTCCTAGAGGCGCCGAAGACCTGGCACGTCGTCGAGTTCAAGACCCACTCGGCGAAGAGCTTCGCCGAGCTCGTCGCCAAGGGCGTTGCGCTCGCCAAGCCCCAGCACGCCGCGCAGATGCAGGTGTACATGCACCTGACCGGCATCACGCGGGCGCTCTACGTCGCGGTCTGCAAGGACACCGACGCGCTGCACATCGAGCGCGTCCCGGCCGACCCGGAGATGGGTGAGCGCCTGCTGGAAAAGGCACGGCGGATCATCTTCGCCCAGCACCCGCCCGAACGGATCAGCGCGGATCCTGCCTGGTTCGAGTGCAGGTTCTGCGACCACCACGGGCTTTGCCATGGCGAGGACGCCGCGGCCGTCACCTGCCGGTCCTGCCTGCATTCCACGCCCATCGAAGGCGGCTGGCACTGCGCGCGCCACGACCGGTTGCTCGACCCTGCCGACCAGCGTCGCGCCTGCGGCCGGCACCTGTTCATCCCCGATCTCGTCCCCGGCGAGGTGAGCGACGCAGGCGAGGACTTCGTCTCCTACCGCATGCGCGACGGCTCGGCTTGGACCAACGACGCCCGCAAAAAGGAGGCCGCCGCATGCTGACCCTGCGCCCCTACCAGCAGGCCGCGATCGCCTCGATCTACGGCTATTTCGAGAAGGAGAGCGGCAACCCGCTCGTCGTGATCCCCACGGCCGGCGGCAAGAGCCTCGTCATGGCCGCCTTCATCGACGGTGTTCTCAAGGCCTGGCCCGACCAGCGCGTGCTGGTCGTCACCCATGTCCGCGAACTGATCGCGCAGAACCATGCCGAGATGCTGGGGCTCTGGCCCGAGGCACCGGCGGGCATCTACTCGGCCGGGCTCGGCCGCCGCGACGCGCGGGCCCGGATCCTCTTCGCCGGCATCCAGTCGATCCACGACAAGGCGACGCGCATCGGCCATGCCGATCTGGTGCTGATCGACGAGGCCCATCTGATCCCCGGCCGGTCGAACACCATGTATCGCCGCTTCCTGACGGACCTGCAGGCGATCAACCCGGCGCTGAAGGTGATCGGTCTGACGGCGACGCCCTTCCGGCTCGACAGCGGCATGCTGCACGAGGGCGACAACGCGCTCTTCACCGACATCGCCTACGAGGTGTCGGTCCGCGACCTGATCGATCAGGGCTATCTCTCCCCGCTCATCTCGAAACAGACGAAGACCCGCCTCGACGTGACGGGCGTGGGATCGCGGGGCGGCGAGTTCATCGCGCGCGACCTCGAGGACGCGGTCGACCGGGACGCCATCACACGCGCGGCCGTGGCCGAGGTGATCGCCCATGGCGAGACGCGCCGGTCCTGGCTCGCCTTCTGCTCCGGCGTTCGCCACGCCACCCATGTCGCCGAGGAGTTCCGCCGCCGCGGGGTCAGCTGCGCCACCATCTTCGGCAAGACGCCGAAGGACGAGCGTGACGCGATCATCTCCGCCTTCAAGCGCGGCGAGATCAGGGCGCTGGCCTCCATGGGGGTGCTGACGACGGGCTTCAACGCGCCGGCCGTGGACCTGATCGCCATGCTGCGGCCCACCAAGTCGGCCGGGCTCTATGTCCAGATGGCCGGACGGGGCACGCGGCTTGCCGAGGGCAAGGAGAACTGCCTGGTTCTCGATTTCGCGGGGAATGTCCGCCGGCATGGCCCCATCGATCTCGTGCGGCCGAAACGGCCGGGTGGTCCGAGCGACGGGCCGCCACCCACGAAGATCTGCCCAAAATGCGGGACCATCGTGGCCATCGCCGCGCTCGAATGCCCCGACTGCGGCTTCGAGTTCCCCGGCCGCGAGGTGAAGCTCGACCCGACCGCTTCGACGCTGGAGGTGCTGTCGACCGGCAAGCCGCAATGGGTCGGCGTCACCGACGTCACCTACAGCCGCCACGAGAAGCGCGGCGGGCGGGTCTCGCTGAAGGTCACCTATCGCTGCGGTCTCGCCTTCCACACGGAATGGGTCTGCTTCGAGCACGAGGGCTATCCACGCCGGAAGGCCGCGAGCTGGTGGCGCGAGCGGGCGCCCGAGTTGGAGGTGCCCGAGTCTGTCGACGAGGCGCTCCTGCTGGCCAACCGGCTGCGCCGTCCCACCGAGATCGCCGTCCGCCCCGCGGGCCGCTTCACCGAAATCACCGCCTACAGGTTCGCCCCATGCCTTACGTCTGTGCCGGGCTCTGCGCCGTCTGCCATCGAGAGCCCCGCGGCTGGGGCTGGTTCGACGCGCGCTTCCGCGTCTCCGACCCGCGGCGCGACACGAGCCGCAGAGACCTCTGCAGCCGGGTTTGCCAGGACCTCTGCCACCGGAGGTCGGGCATGATCGATCCGACCCCCAATGAGACGGCGGCCATGGTCGAGGGCGGAAAGGCCGGCGGCGCCTATCTCGACAGCCTCGGCCGGACCGATCTTGCCCAACTCAGCGAGGAGGAGTGGGACACCTTCGTCGAGGTGATCGTCACCGGCTACTGCGATGCCTTGCGTGAGATGGCGGCGAAGGACCGCGCGCGGCTCGACGGCATGATCCCGGAGGTGCCCTTCTGATGGCGGACACCTCGTGGATGGCGCGCGTGGGCGCGCGTCTCGTGACCAACGGCTACGCGATCCTGCCGATTGCGCCCGGCACCAAGAAACCCGGCCAGTTCGCCCGCGCGGCCTGGCACGACTACCCGCAGTGGAACCGGCATGCGAGCCGCGCCACGACCGAGCTCGAGGTCGCGACCTGGTCCAGCTGGCCCGACTGCGGCGTCGGGATCGTCGGCGGTGCGGTCGCCGCGCTCGACATCGATATTGCCGAGGATGGCGAACTGGCGCTGCACATCGAGCGGCTGGCCCGCGAGCGGCTGGGCGACACGCCCGCGCTCAGGATCGGCAAGGCACCGAAGCGTCTGCTGGTCTATCGCACGCGAGAGCCCTTTGCCGGGATCCGGCGCGCGCCGCTCGAGATGCTCTGCCTCGGACAGCAGTTCGTGGCCTATGCCAAGCATCCCGATACCGGCCAGCCCTATGCCTGGCCGGACGAGGGGCTCGCGGATCTCGACATCGAGAGCCTGCCCGAAATCGACGCCGACCAGGCAGCGGCGTTCCTCGACGAGGCGCTGGCGCTGATCCCGCCCGAGCTGCGCCCGAAGAGCCTCGGCGCGAAGGGCGCGAACGGGGCCGGGCACCCGTGTCTGCCGGCGCATGCACAAGCTGGCACGCTGGCGGCGATCCGGAGCGCGCTCGCCTGGCTCCCGAACGCCGAGCTCGACTACGACAGCTGGATGCGCATCGGCATGGCGCTGAAGGGCGCGCTTGGCGAGGAGGGCGCGACGCTCTTTGCCGACTGGTCGGCGCAGGCGGCCAAGAACGACCCGGCCGAGACGTCGAAGGCATGGGCGAGCTTCAGGCCCGCGCGGATCGGCGCCGGCACGATCTATCACCTCGCCATGGAGAAGGGCTGGCGTCCCGATCCCCACCTGCTGCTCGACGGCAGTCAGAAGGCTTGTGCGGCCGACGAGCATCCCGCGGCGGGCCTCCTCGCGCGGCTCGCCCCGCCCGAAGTCCCGATGCCGATCCTCCCGCCTGCGCCATCGTTCACGCTGACGATCCCGGGCGGGCTCGTGGGCGATCTCGCGCGCTACATGATCGACACCGCGCGCAGGCCGCAGCCGCTTCTCGCGGTGGGCGCCAGCCTCTGCGCCCTCGGCGCGCTGATGGGGCGGCGCTACCGCACGACGACCGACCTGCGCACGAACCTCTACATCGTCGGCATCGCGGACAGCGGATCGGGCAAGAACCACGCGCGCGAGGTCGTCAACGAGCTGTTCTTCGCGGCGGGGCTGGCGCACCACCTCGGCGGCAACAAGATCGCCTCTGGTGCGGGGCTCTTGACCGCGCTCCACCGACAGCCGGCGATCCTGTTCCAGATCGACGAGTTCGGAATGTTCCTCTCGGCGGCGGCCGACCGCAAGCGCAGCCCGCGCCACATCACCGAGATCCTCGACAACATGACCGAGCTCTACACTGCGGCCAGCGGGGTCTTCCTCGGCGCGGAATACGCCAACCGGGACGGCTCGAACGAGCGGCGCGACATCGTCCAGCCCTGCCTCTGCGTCTACGGCACGACCACGCCGCTGCATTTCTGGGGGGCGCTGCAGGGCGCCAATGTCGTGGACGGCTCGCTCGCCCGGTTCATCATCCTGCCGAGCGAAGAGGACTATCCGGACGAGAACCGCCGTGCCGGGCTACGCACGTTGCCGCGACCGCTGATCGAGGGGCTGCAGCGGCTAGCCGAAGGCGGCGGCCGGGCGAGCGGCAACCTGGCCGGCAAGACCTCCGGACCCGAGACCGCCGTCGATCCCATGACCGTGCCGATGGACGGCGACGCGCAGGCGCGCTTCGACTCGCTTGGGGAAGAGATCACCGCCGAGCTCAGGGCCGCGGCGGGCACGTTCCACACCCCGATCCTCGCCCGGATCGCGGAGAACGCGGCCAAGGTCGCGCTCGTCCTGGCCGTGGGGCGGGATGCGGTCCAGCCCATCATCCGGCTCGAGGAGGCCGTCTGGGCCATCGACTTCGTGCGCCACTTCGCCCGGCGCACCATCGACGCCGTCGAGCGCCATGTCGCCGACACCGAGACCGAGGCGCATCTGAAACGACTGCGCGAGATCATCCGCAAGGCGGGATCGGCCGGCGTCACCAAGTCCGAGCTGACCCGTGCCTCGCAATGGCTCCGGGCGCGCGACCGCGACGACATCCTGCTCACGCTGGTCGAGAGCGGCGACATCGCCACGGTCGAGCAGGAGACCGGGGGGCGGAAGGCCATGCGTTTCCGGGCGCTGCGGTGAGGGCCGGCTTGATGCTTCCTTCAACGGCCCCCATCCTTCATTTGAAGGAAGTTCCCGGCCAAGCCTCTGTCCCGCAACGAAAATTCGGTGCGGGGGACTTCTTTCAATATTTCACGCAGAGACCCTCGCGCGCGTGGGTGGGAGGGGGTGCCAGACACATACCCCATGAAGAAACTGAAATATTGAAAGAAGAGATTTATCCTCATTCTGCCAATGGCTTGCGGCCCCACTTCCTTCAAGCGGGCTGGGTGAAGCCATTGAAGGAAGCGCCGGGCGCTCCCGGCATCGACAACATGACCCTGACCAGACCTCGCGATCCCGGCCCGGGCGCGTGTGCTGCCTTCACGAAGCAGCCGTGCCGCCCCGGCCTCTCAATCGAAAAGGAGGTCGTCATGGACCGCTCCCCATACATCGCTCCGGCGCCTGCCACGGCTGCCGGCACTCTCGACCGCTGCATTCTCGCGCTGGATCTCGGCACCAGCACCGGCTGGGCGTTGCGCGCCCCGGACGGGCTGATCACCAGCGGGACCGCGAGCTTCAGGCCCGGCCGCTATGATGGCGGCGGCATGCGCTATCTGCGCTTCACGAACTGGCTCACCGAGATCGACCGCCTGTCGGGGCCGGTCGCCGCGATCTGGTTCGAGGAAGTGCGCCGCCACGCCGGAACCGATGCGGCCCATGTCTATGGCGGGCTCATGGCCACGCTGACCGCCTGGGCGGAACTACGGGGCGTGCCCTATGCCGGCGTTCCGGTCGGCACGATCAAACGCTTCGCCACGGGCAAGGGCAACGCCAGCAAGGATGCAGTGCTCGCCGCGATGCGCCAGCGCGGGTTCCAACCCGCCGACGACAACGAGGCCGACGCGATTGCGATCCTACTCTGGGCGATGGAGACCCGGGGAGGCGTGCTGTGAATTGGACGCCGAGCCTGGTCGAGGAGCGGCTGGCGGAAGCCGCATCGGTTTTGAAACGACTGCCCGAACCCCGGCGTCAGGGATATTTCAGCGTCTGGCCGGAGGTCATCCATAGCTTCGCCGACAAGGTCGGACAGGAGCCAAAGCCGATGCGCGTCATCCCGTCACCCGCCGCGATCAGCCGGATGGAGGAGACGCTCAGCTGGACGGTGGGGCTCGATCCGATCGACGGCAAGATCGTCTGGCTGCGCGCCTACGGCGAGCGCTGGAAAACCATCTGCTGGACCGTCGGATTGCAGCGCTCGGCGGCGCACGAGCACTGGCTCTACGCGCTCTGTGTGATCGCCTTCCGGCTCAACGGCCGGCGGCTCAACCGCAACCTGTCGAAGCGCAAGGTAATCGCGCTTGCAGGTGCGGCGCGGCGGTGAGCAATGGCGAGGAAGGTGTCCGGCGGACAGTTTTCGAACGGACGGAAACGGCTTGAATGGGGTAAATTTGGGCTATGCTCGGGACAGTAGCGCGCCCGCGACGGATCGTCCCCCCTCGCGGGCGTTGTCGTTTCCGGTGTCGTCGCCATTGCCATCGTCACCATCATCGAGACCAGCATCATGCCCGTCCGCCCACCGATCCATCGCCCGGTTGGCCGGCGCGAAAAGCGCGAGCGCGATCGTGATTACGCAAGCAGGCGCACTC